AATGTCTTGAAATGCATAATTTTCTTCCAGCCTTTCCAATGTCAATTTTGTGGTGGGCGGTCGGGGGTCCTGCACATGCTGCACATCGCGGATCTGATACTGTACGCCGCGCAAAATTACAACATCCTGTGTGGATATATCCCGAAACTGCGGCACAGTAATCAGTTCACTGATTTTTACATCAGATTGTTCGAACAATTGTTTGCGCATAACGCCCACCGTTTGATAGTCAAACGGCAGGCTGCGCAATTCTACCAATCCTTCCCGTGGCGTATCGCCTGGTTCTGCAATGTTCGTCACCCGGCACAGCCGTGCGATCCCATCCCGTAGCGGTTCAAACAGTTTGTTGTTCATCCTGTTCAGCCCCCTTTGCGTACTCTGTCGCCTGATGTTGCAGGCGGCATGCCGTCAATTCCATTGCAAAATTTTTGGTGAATTCCTCCACGGCATTGTTGTAGATATAGCGGCATAGGGCGCACAGCAGCTGCCGGCATTGCATGTCGGTTTCAAAATCACACGTCACGCCCATCATATTGTTTAAAATGCCTGTTGCCCTGGCTGTAATCGCCTGGATTTTAGCGTCTGTATATTCATCCGCCCACGTGATTCCGCATTCCTGGCGGATTTCGTCCGACAGCGCCATATTTTACGCCCCCTTATCAGCTTCCGGAAGAAGCGGAACCGCTAGAAGATGTTGTGGTTTTTTTGGTCGTGTTTGCTGTAGATGCCGGATTATTCGCCCAGAATGCGGATTCCAGTGCGCTGATATCCAGCACCTTGCACGCGTTATCATCGCACGCACGACCGCACGCGTGCATTTTCGCAACGTATACACGTTCGTCCTCAATAAAATGCACACTGTCGTCATAGGAAATAGCGCCCTTCTGCACGCCGATACCAGCAAAATAGCGGTCAGGCATAAATAAAACAGCGGTACCAGTTTTCACAGCCTGCGACTGCACAATATCAATTGGGTACGGCAGAACGTTGTTTCTATATGTGCCATCCGGTGCCTGAATTGTAGTTGCAGGCATTACCTTCGTCAGATAATCAGTCGGATTGACTACCATAGTCAAATTGTTAACATTCCGGCTGCGGTTGGTATACGGGTTTACAGCCATCTTGGAAACGATGTCGCCGATGGTGTACGGTGTGATGGTTTCCAACTTAATTTTGGTTTTTTCCGGGTATGCGCCTGCAGTAACCGATACGCCCTCGCTGACATCGCGAATCATACCGATCGGCTTGCCGTTTCCGTCACCATTCAAATAGCCGTCTTCTGCGCCCAAAGACATTGCTTCCGTCAGCATCGCACGAATGTAACGGTCAACCCACGCTGGACCCAAATCTAAAATATCCTTTGGAATCACAGCCATTGCATACAGTTTCAGCAGATTGGTTTGAATGGAATCAATGCTGCCGGTTACATTTTCCACAAACTGGCTGGTCAGCTTGCCCCATGTCGCTGTCTGCGCGCCCTTTTTGTTGTAAATCATTTTCGTGATTGCTGTAGTGTTCTGAATGCGCAGCTTTGCCAAAAACGGGAAATTACTCTGCACATCATCAATCACAGTATCAATGATGGTTTCCGGGAATGCAACGTCAATATTTGCAATCGCCATCTTGGGATCAGACTGCTTGTTTGCGTCAATAAATGCTTCATACCACGCTTTTTCATTGCTGGTCAGCGCACGCACACAACGGGACTTCAAAATTTCGGAATTCATAGCTTCCATTTTGCCGTCATGCTCTGCGGTTACAGATTCTTCCACGTAGTCGCACCATTCACGCATCACCGGTGCAATTTCGTCCGTCTTACCCGTTGCGATTGCTGCGGACAGGCGCGTCATGATACCGTCCTTTTTCTTCTTCATTTCGTCCAGATTAAACATCTTAATCACTCCTTTTTTTGGTTAAAAGAACATTTTAAACATGTTCATAACG